GAGGCCGTCGGTGCAGGGATGCCACGGTTGTGATCCCATGTGACCCTCGGATCGCGCTGTCCGCGCGCAGTTCTCGATCCGGTTGGCCTCGACGGCCACGGCCGATTGGATTCCCGGTCATACCTTACCCGATCTTCTGCATGACCCCGACGACCCGGTCGATGTCACGCTGCGCGTAGACGGCGTCGGTGCGTTCGGCGCTGGAGTGACCCAGCACGAGCTGGGCGATCTCCAGGCCGTGCTCGCGGCGGAGCCGGGTCGCCGCCGAGTGTCGCAGCCGATGAGGATGCCAACGGTGCGCCCTCTGCCACTCGCGCAGTCTCGCCCGATCGGCGGGCGACAGCCTCGCCATCCACTCGGCCTTCGTCTCGTCGTCGCGTCTTGCCAAGGGCGCCGGGGGCGGGAATGCCGCGTCGCAGGCGTACGCGATCGCCCGCCGGTAGCTGCCTGTCGTGTAGGTGTCGCCGGCGCGCCGCCTGGGCTCGGCCTTGCGATTCGTGCCGGGCCGGTTGCCGTATGTCAATGGCGTCTTGCGCGCCGCGTGCTTCGCGGCCAGCCGGTCCGCCTCGGCCTCGGCGGGGCTGAAGAGTGGCGCATCGACCGCCCTGCCCGCGAGGAACAGCGCTATCACCTCCTGGGCGCGCGGGCCGAGCACGATCACCCGCTCGTGCCCGCGGTGCGCGTTCTTGTGCTCGCGCGGCCGGTACGTCCACACGCCGTCGGGCCCGTCAGTCTCCAGGTCGATCGCGCGCAGGCCCAGCAGCTCGCCGGGCCGCGCGCCGGTGAGAAGCTGCAGGTCGACCAGGGCGCGCACCTGCCGGCTCATGTGCGGGCGCGTCGCCTCGATCGCGTCCTCCGGCACCGGCCCGATGCGGGCCGGCTCTTTCGCGCCGCCGCGCCCGCGCTTGAGCGGCTCGACCGCCGTCAGCGCCCGGTACACGTGCTCGGGGACAAGCTCGCGGGCCACGGCCCACCTGAACATCGCGACGACGATCCTCACGCGATCGTTGGTGGTGCGCCTTGACCAGGGCTTGCGCGGGTCGTTGCCCCCGGCCTCGCCCCGCACCATCGCCTCGCGCAGCAGGAGCAGCCGCTTCGGGCCGTACTCGGTGGCGGGCGTCGATCCGTCCATCCGCCGAAGGAGGCGGAGCGTGACGTGGATGTTGGAGGCGCGCTTGGCGCGGTGCCCCGACTCGACCCACCGCCAGTGCGCGATGGCGATCTCCGCGATCGTGGGCTCCATCGGGACGCCGCCGGACCGAGCGGCGGGCATGCCCACGTCCCGGGGCCATCGCCGATCGTTGGCCTCCCACTCGGCGATCAGCCGGTGGTACATCTCGCGGCTCTCGGGCGTGCCGAACTCCCCGAGCCGGTAGTCGCGACGGCGCTTGGTGGCGCTGTCGGTCAACGTGACTATGGCTTGGGACTCTCCCCTGCGCTTTCGATACGACGGTGTCTTGGGCATGGCGGACCTCGACGCGGAGCGCGGTGGTTCACCGCGCGTTTTTCGGCGTCAGGCCGCTCCGCCGACCATCGGCGGGTTCTCGCAAGTCGCGAGATCGGCGGGGTTTACGTGAAATCGGGGTGATAGGATTTGAACCTACGACCTTCTCGTCCCGAACGCTTGCCCTGCTGCCTCCGCGTGCGATGCAAGTCATGCCCAGACCGCACCTTACACATGCGCGCGGCTTGTTGCAAGCGATCGTAAGCAACAGCAATCGCATTTGATCGCTAATGGTCGGACGCGGCGCGACTTACGCGCGGCGCACCCACACGGGCCGCAGGGGTCAACTGGGGTCAAAAAGGGTCACTGACCCCTGCCGATTCGGCGCTGGCCGGAGGGGGGGTGTCACGGCGTGCCGATCAGACCTGTCACCGTGTGCCGCTCCACTCCTCTAACCCCATGACCTTCCCATCCGGTGAGCCGGACCAGAGCCGACGTGAACCAGACTGACGATGCGCGCGCCGCTGCATCACCACAGTGCGCCGCGCGTGGGTCGCGCAGATTTCTAAGTTTGTGCAGCATCTGTGCAGTTGTGCGTTTGCAAAGAGTCGCTAACGTCAGCACGGGAGCATCACCCACTCTGTGGTCCCACAAGCGCCCGCCCACCGGGGCGATACGGAGACTCCCCGTGCACGACGACGATGCCCCCGAACTTGGCGACCTCCTGCCGCTGAAGCAGATTGCGCGTCGGATTCCAGGGAAGGTGCCAGGGCGAAAGCTCCACGTCGGAACGCTGCACCGCTGGACCACCGTTGGCGTCGCGGTGCGACCGGGTGGGAGACGGGTTCTGCTGCGGAGCTGGCTCGTCGGCGGGCAGCGGTGCACGACGGAGCGAGCGGTGTTCGCCTTCATGGAGCAGCTCGAGGCCGGCAGACGCGGCGACGACTCGGGCGACGTGACGCCCGTGACACCTGCGAGTGAACGGCGCCGGTTGGATCGTGTCATGCAACAGGAGGCCGCGGTAGGCGCATGATCAACATGGACGGCTCCCCGGCGCCAAGGAACAGGCGCCCCCTTCTGGTCTGCCGGCATACGGGGTGCAATGCTCTCACGCGCGACCGGTTCTGCCCTGCGCATCGTCGTGACCGCTGGGGGCACGATCGCTCGGCGGCGCAGCGGGGGTACGGGCACGCGTGGCGTCAGAGTCGCAAGCGAGTGCTCGAGCGCGATCGCGGCCTGTGTCAGGTCTGCCTCCTCAACGGGCGCACGACGTTGGCCAGCGAAGTCGACCACATCGTGGGCAAGGCGCAGGGCGGCAGCGACGACGAAAGCAACCTCCAGGCGATCTGCGATACCTGCCACGACGCGAAGACAGCGAGCGAGAAGCACAACGGACATAGGGGTCGAATTTCTGAAGAACGGCGCGAAGGGTGACCGACGCCCTCCGTGCAAAAAAAATGCCCAGCTTCTGAGACTTCACCCATGGATCAGAATCCGGATTTCGACCTCCCAAAGAAACCGGCCTGGCTCCGGAAGCGGAAGGGGTTCGCGTCTCGTCACTTCGACGAGCTCGTCAAGCAGCTCGCCAAGATGCCGGGCCGGATCCAGGCGATCGATGCTGACGCGGTGGCGAGGTACGCGGTGGTGCTCGAGGAGTGGATCGCGGCGGAGACGCCGGGCGATCGCGCGAAGCTGGACCCGGCGCTGGACCGGGCGATGCGGAGCCTCGAGCTTTGTCCAGCGTCTCGACCCGACGTCACAGTCAGCCCGAACAACGCGGCGAAGAAGTTCCTGGAGGGCTCAGAAGAGTGAGCCTATCCGACCCGGTGAGCATCCCGAAGACGACGGCCCGATGGCGGAGCCTCCTGCTATCGCTCCCGAATTACGACCCGTTCGCGGCGACTGAGATCGACGGCGTCGGTCGATGCGAGTTCGAGCCGAAGTCGGCGGTGAGAGTCATCCGCTTCTTCCACGAGCACCTGCGCCACATCGAAGGTGCAGTTGCGGGCAAGCCATTCATCCTGATGCGCTGGCAAGCCGCTCTCCTCGCAAATCTGTTCGGCTGGAAGCGCCCCAACGGCACGCGACGCTACCGCGAGTCGCTCATCTTCGTGTCGCGGAAGGCCGGCAAGTCGCCAATGGCCGCGGGGATCGGGGACTACCTCGTCTCCGGCGACGGTGAGGTCGGCGCCCTCGTGCAGTGCGCCGCGACGAGCTTCGGGCAGGCGTCGAAGCTGTTCAGGTACGCGAAGGGAATGCTTGAGGCGAACCCGGACCTGGCCGCCGAGTTCCGATTCTGGGATTCGGCGGTCGAACGAAAGTTGATGTACCTGCGAACGGCCTCAACGCTCGAGGTCATCCACGCGAAGGCGCCCGGTCAGCACGGCGGCACGCCCAGCGCCGTCATCTACGACGAGCTGCATGCTGCGCCCAACGACGATCTGTACCGAGTGCTTAGGACCTCGATGGCTTCCGAGAACAGGCTGAACCCGCTGTTCATCGTGACGACGACCTCCGACGTGGAACGGGATTCGCCCTGCAACGAAGTCGAGAAGCACGCCGACGAGGTCCGGGCAGATCCCTCGATCGATCCCGAATTCCTGCCGTGCGTGTTCAAGGCCGACCCTGGCGACGACTACCGGAAGCGGTCTACCTGGGTGAAGGCCAATCCAGGGATTGGTGTGACCGTCAGCGAGAACTACCTGCGGCGCGAATCGAGGAACGCCGAGAAGAGCCCGGCGGCGCGAAGCGAGTTCCGCCGCCTCCACTGCAATCAGAAGACTGCCATCGCCTCGGCGTGGATAGGGTCCGAAGAGTGGGCCGAAAACGATGGCGCCGTGCCCGAGGGCCGGGAGTTCGACGGAGGATGGCCCTGCGCCATCGGCGTCGACCTGGCGGCGACGCGGGACCTCACAGCCGTCGTGACGGTGCTGAATGTCGAGGGCGTCTACCTATGGCTCCCGCGCTTTTTCTGCCCGGCTGAGTCGCTGTACAGCGTGGGCCGCTTCCAGGCCAAGTACGAACGCTGGAAGGCGTCGGGGCTGTTGACGGCCACGCCTGGTCAGGTCACCGACTACGCGGTTGTTGAGGAGGCGATCGTCGAGGACGCGGCCAAGTACGGGGCGCGTGAGATCGCGTTCGACGCGAAGCTCGGCGGGATGCTGATGTCGCGCCTCGAGCAAGAGCACGGCCTGACGGTGTTTGGCTGCTCGCAAGGCATCACCTCTATGAGCCCGATGCTCAAATTGGTCGAGTCTCTCGTCGGCGAGCGGAAGATCGACCATCGCGGACACGAGATCCTGGCGTGGAACGTTGAGGGCGCGGCGGTCAAGCGGGATGAGAATGACAACGTCAAACTTGTGAAGAACCGCAGCACAACGCGCATCGACGGCCTGATCGCCGGTACAATGGCCACATACCGTCTGGCGACGACCGTAGAGCCTGTCACACCGTTCATGGGCGTAATACTTTGAGGGGCGCAAGGATGCGGCTGCTCACCAAGTTGAGGAATGCGTGGCGGGGCGAGTCTCGAGCGACGCTGCGCGATCCGGAAGAGTGGATGTGGGAGGCCTTCGGTGCCACGCCCACTGACACGGGCGAGCGGATCACACGCGACAAGGCGCTGACCGTCTCCGGCCTGTGGCGAGGCATCAATCTGCTCGCGTTCGCGACGGCCAAAGTGCCCCTGCACGTGATGGTTCGCACCGACAACGATGGCAAAGAGAAGGCGAAAAATCATCCGGCGTTCCCAACTCTACGGCATCGCTTCAACCCGTACCTCACCGCGTACCGCGGCAAATCGCTGCTCACATTTCATCGCTGCATTCACGGCAACGGGTACGCCCTCATCGACCGGACTGTCACGCCCTGGCAACTCATCCCTCTGGATCCCACGACGACGTATCCGATTCGTGCGAATGGCAGGTTGTGGTACGTCATCGAGATTCCGATAGACATCGACGAGGATGGCCGGATCACACGCTACGAACGGCGGCGCGTCGAGGCGTCGGATGTGTTCCACCTGATTGGCCTGAGCTTCGACGGCCTCGCCGGCCTGGACGTGCTCACGGTCGCAAAGAACGGCATCGGGATGTCGCTCGCGGCACGGAAGTTCGGGGCGAAGTACTTCGAGAACAGCGCCCAGCACTCGCTCGCACTCGAGTGCCCCGCGTCCGTTCCCAAGGATTACGGCGAGGCGCTTCTAAGGGATTGGAACGCGATCAGGGCGGGCCTCGAGAAGGCTCACAAGGTTGCACTGCTCCAGCATGGCGTGAAGGCCAACGTCATCAGCTCCACGGCGAAAGAGGCGCAACTCGTGGAGCTCCGGCAGTTCGAGCTGCTGGAGGTCGCGAATTTCATCGGCGTCCCGCCCCACATGCTCGGATCCACCGTGAACTCGTCGTACGCCTCTCTCGAGATGGAACGGCAACGCTTCCTGGACGACTCCCTGGACCCGCTGCTCTGTGCATGGGAGGACGAAGGAAACGAGAAGCTGCTCCGCGAGCGGGAGAAGCGTGCGGACACTCACGTTGTCGAAGCCAAGCGCGAGGCGGTGGTCACGCTCGACTACAAGACGAAGGTCGACGGGAGCATCGCGCTGGCGAACAACGGCGCCATCACCGACAACGAGCTTCGCGCGATCCACAACCTCCCGAGCCGGGGGCCGGACGGCGATCGGTACAGGATCCCGGCCAATATCCGCTACGTCGACGACGACGACGAAGAGGAGACGCCGACGGCACTACCCCCTTCACCCCAGTTGCCGGCCCCGACGCCACCGGCGCCGACCCCCGACGACGACGAAGCAAGCCGCCGGATCGACGGCGCCCGCCGCTGCCTCGAGGACGCCGCGGGCCGCATGGTGACGCGACTCGTCGGCTTGGCGAGGAAGGGCAAGCCCCTCGACGGCGAGCGCGTCACAGTCGCCGGCGCCCTGGCCCCGGCGATTCTGGCATTGATCGGCGAGGACCGGTCCGCGAGCGCGGCGGAGTGGCTGATTCAGCAGGCGCCCGGCACGGCCGACAGCGACGAGCTGCGATCGCACTTGCCGAGGCGCCTCCGCGAGTACATGGAGACCGCGAATGCAAACTGAGAGCAGGATGAGCCCGGGTGCCGTGTCGGTCGAGAAGCGTGCCAACGGCGGGCGGACGATTGTGGGCTACGCCGCGGTGTTCTACGACGGGACGCCCGCGACGGAGTATGCGCTCTTCGAAGACCTCCACGAGCGGATCATGCCCGGCGCATTCGACCGCGTCATTTCAGATCGGCACAACGTCGCGGCGCTCTTCAACCACGACGCGAACGTCATTCTGGGCCGAACGAAGGCCGGCACCATGCGACTGAGCGTCGATTCGAAGGGCTTGCGCTACGAGATCGACGCCCCCGAAACCGAGCAGGCGCGAGCCGTCATCACCGCGATCGATCGGCAGGACGTCGCCGGGTCGTCGTTCAAGTTCCGCGTCTTGAAGCAGATGTTCGTCTCCGGCGGGGACTTCGACATCCGCGAGATCCACGACCTGACGATGGACAACCGCGACTGTGGTCCTGTCGTGCATCCGGCGTACGAAGCGGCGACCGTGAGCATGCGATCGCTCACCAACGCTGGCGATTGCGTGCGATCGGAGTATGAAGCGTGGAAGTCGGAACGGTCGGATCCGCGTGACGCGACCGTCAGGGTCCGCGCGCGGATGGTCGAACTCGGTCTCGACTGACGTTAGTCTGTACAGCATCTGTGCAGATTGACGCGACTTCTGACCTGGGGTAACGTACTCGCGAACAGGTCAGGGGCCGATGTCCCGAAGTGTCCGAGTGACCGTCCCAATGGACGACGCAACTCGCGACCACCAGTCAATCAAGACGCTGGTTTTGCCGGCTCGCCGGCGAGGGACATCCAATGCCGACCACGTTGAAGACGAAGAAAGAGCTCACCGAGCGCCAGACGGAACTCCGCGGCGAGATCACCAAGCTCCGCGACGAGGCACTGACAAAAACGCCAGAAGGCAGGTCGGTCGTGCAGTTCACACCTGAGCAGGAGGAACGCTGGTCGAAGGTGAACGGCGAGTACGACGCCGTCGCCAAGGAGCTCAAGGAGATCGAGGATTTCGAAAAGGTCGAGAGCCGCATGGCCGAGCTCGACGGCGACGAGTCCCGCTCCCAGCCGCCCCGCAACTCCCGTCGCGACACACGAGACGAGCCGACCGATGAGGACCGGTCTCTCGCGATCCAAGCCTGGCTGGCGGCACCGCTCGGCGAAATGCGATCCGAGCATGAGGAGGCGTGCAAGCGCCTCGCCTTCAACCCGACGCGCAGCATCCTCCGCATCCCCCTCGCCCACACCGAGGATCTTCGCGGCGCGCAGCGGGCCATGCGGTCGACGCACGAGAGCCGGATCACCGAGGTCGGGCTCGAGACGCTTGAGAAGCGCGCGGATCGCCGGTCACGACACGAGTCGCGTGCCCTCGGCGGCACCGGCGCGTCGGGCCGATTCACTGCTCCCACAAGCTTCGTCAACTCGCTCGAGATCGCTCGCCTCCAGTTCGGCGGCATGCTCCGTATCGCCGACGTCATGCGCACGCCCGACGGCCGTGACATGCCCTGGCCGACCGCCAACGACACCGGCAACAAGGGCGTCCGCGTCGGGACGGGCCAGTCGATCAACCCCTCAGGCGGCGCCGATCCGGCGTTCAATCAGCGGACCTTCAGGGCGTACAAGTACAGCTCGCGCGTCATCAGGGTTGACGCCGAGCTGCTCGAAGACTCCGCATTCGACCTGGCTTCGATCGTCGGCGCCATGGCCGGCGAGCGCCTGGGCCGAGTCGCCAACGAGGACCTGACGACCGGCACCGACGCTGCGATGCCGCAGGGCATCATCACCGGCGCGACGCTGGGCGTCACGGCGACGTCATCGACTGTCATCGACCCCGACGAGCTCATCGAGCTCGTGCACAGCGTCAATTCGGCCTACCGCATGGGGCCCGGCGTCGGCTGGATGCTGTCTGACCTCGTGCTCGCTCACATCCGGAAGTTGAAGGATGGCGAGGGACGGTGGATCTGGCAGGGCGGTCTCGCCGGCGGCATGCCGGACACGATCCTGAATTATCGCTACACCATCAACGACGACATGGCCACGACCGTCGCGACTGGCAACAAAGTGGCCGTCTTCGGGGATCTCTCGAAGTACAAGGTTCGCGAGATCCGTGGCGTTCGTCTTAAGCGCTTTGACGAGCTCTACGGCGAGAACGACCAGGTCGGATTCAGCGCACTCATGCGTCTCGACGGGGCGCTGCTCGACGCGGGCGTGGCACCGGTCAAGTTCCTCCAGATGGCGTAATCGATGAAGCCCGGAGCACGCAAATTCTGGCTCGCGATCGCGGCCCTCACGGCGGGCGTGGTCATGGCGATCACGGGCGCCATCGTCGACAACGGCATGCTCCTCGAGGCGGGGATCTACCTCGCCGGCGTCTCCGCGATCGGGGTCGGCATAGCGAAGGTCGCGACGAAGGGAGGCCGCAATGGCACGCGCACGTAAGGCTCCCGCCGGCGGATCGGCGACACGGACGTTCCGGTCCGTCGGCTTTTGGACGCACGGCGGGACTCGCTACGCACCCGGCCAGACGCTCGAGCTCGCGATGGGTGAGGCGAGGCTGTACTTGGAGCGCGGCACGATCGTTCCCGTCCCGGCAGAGTCGGAGCGGGCGACGGCGGAGCCGGTGAGTGAGGCGCGGTCGAAGACGGCGCCGGACGTCGAGTCGGAAGGTGACGGCGAGAAAAGACAGCAATCCGGCGCCGCCGACGGCGACGGTGAAGCGGACACATCCGACGGTGAGTCGGCAGGAGACAACGAATGAACGGGATCTTCCACGAAGAATTCGACGTCGAAGTCGTCGAGCTCGCAGTCGCCGACGGCACCAGTGAGGTGAAGTCCGACGTCGTCGACATGGCGGGCTACGACGCCGTCACGTTCGTCGTGGTCTTCGGCGACGTCGACGCTGCGGCGGTGCTCACGCTCACGCCGAAGGAAAACACGGCGCAGAGCGACTCCTCGCCGACACCGACCGCCATCACGCTGCTGGAAGCAGACGGCACCATCGGTTCCATCAGCAGCGGCGCGCTGGTCATGACTGAAGACACCGGAAACCTCGACAACAAGGCGGTGCTCGTCACGGTCGGCGGGGCGCAACTGAGCAAACGCTACGTGTTCTTGAGCATCACCGTCGCCGACGAGTCGTTCGAGATCGTCTCGATCACCGCGCTGAAGCACAAGGCGCGTTCGGTGCCGGTCACGCTGTCGAGCGAGGTTGCGGCGTACGCCCACGGCGTGTCCTGAGTCCATCGACGGAGTCTCCTGAGCCCAGCAGCAGAGGCGGTGAAATATGGCCGGAACAATCTCAGGCTACGAAGCCGATCGGAACATCCGGGACCGCGACGGGCGGATCCACTTCCAGGGCCAGCCGCCATACATGGATTCGGCACCGGTCGTCGCCGCGGGGTCGGCGCTGACGCTCACGCACGAGGCGCACGCGGGGCGGATCATCAACCTCGACACCGCGACGGGCTCCGTCGTCACGCTGCCGGCGGCAACGGGCAGTGGCGCGAAGTACCGCTTCCGCGTCTCGGCGCTCGCGACGTCCAACTCACACATCATCAAGGTGGCGAGCGCTTCGGACTCGTTCGACGGGTTCGCCTTCATGCGCGACGACACGAGCGACAACGCGGCGTCTTTTTTCGCGGTGGCCGGCACCAGCGACACCGTCACCCTCAACAGGACGACAACGGGCTCGGTCGTCATCGGCGAGTGGATCGAGATCGAGGACGTGGCGAGCGGGCGCTTCCACGTGCGGGCCTTCCTGGCCAACTCCGGGACGCCCGCGACGCCGTTCAGCGCAACCGTGTGAGGTGATTCGCCATGACGATGTCATTCGAGTACACGTCGTTCGGCGGCTACGGTCGCGTCCGTTGCACGTGGACCTCTGACGCGGCTGGCGCGGCATCTGGCACGACCAACGCCATCATCGGCGAGCTGATCAAGGGCGTCACGAACCCCGACGGCACCGACGCACCGACGGACAACTACGACATCACGCTCGCCGACGAGGACGGCCTGAACATCCTTGCGGGCTGCTCGGACGACCTGGCCGACCGCGATACTGCGAACACGGAGTCGATCCTGTTCCTCATCACCGACGGCTCGGCCCCCATCGCAATGCACCCGGTGGTCGCGGGCGCAATCACCGTCACCGTCGCGGCCGCAGGTGATACGAAGTCGGGCGTCCTGGACCTTTGGTACCGGAAGCGGGGAGGCGTGTGAGCAAGGAACTCGTCACCCCAGCGACCAATCCCGCCCTCACGACCGCGGAGGCGAAGGCCCACCTGCGCGTCGACAGCAGCGACGAGGACACGCTCATCGACTCGCTCGTGGCCGCGGCGACGCGTCACCTGCTCCGCACGCACGGGCTCGTGCTGACGAGCGAGATTTGGGACTTCACGCCGACCGACCTGGAGGGCTACGAGCTGGACGGCTTCTCCAGCGGCACCGAAGACATCCGCGTGCCGCTGCACCCGCTCCAATCGGTCACGAGCGTGACGTACGTTGACGAGGACGGCGACTCGCAGACCTTCGACGCCGCCAACTACATCGTCGTCCCCGGCGCGGTGCCCGGTCGGATCCGGCTCGGCTACGACAAGGAATGGCCCGACGCACGGAGCCAGCCGAATGCAGTCGTCGTCCGCGCCGTCTTCGGCTACGGCGATGAGGGGACCGACGTTCCTGAGAACCTGAGGCACGCCATCCGCCTCCTGATCGGCCACTGGTTCGAAAATCGCGAGAGCGTCGTCGTCGGCGCCACGCCGAAGGCCCTCGAGCAGTCGGTCGGGATGCTGATCCGCGACGAAGCGCTTCTGGGGGTCATCTGATGCGGGCCGGCACGCTTCGACATCGCGTGACGTTTCAGGCCAAGACGACGAACCGCGACGAGTTCGGCGATCCTCAGGCGGCCGGGCTGTCGTGGGGTGCGATCACCGGCGGCACCGTGTGGGGCGAAGTGTCGCAACGGTCAGGCGATGAGGCTGAGGTCGCCGACTCAATTCACCCGACCGCCACGCACACAGTCCGCGTCCGATACAGCAGCGCCCTCGATGCCGTGGGCACGTCGCACCGGATCACCTTCACGAAGAACAGCAAGGCGCACGTCTTCGGCATCGTCGCACGAGACGACCTGGATCACCGCGAACGCGAAATCGTGTTCACCGTGAAAGAGGAGACGCCGTAATGGCCGGCGTCGGGAGCAACTTCAAAGTCCTGGGCGTCGAAGAGACGCAACGCGCTCTCAAGGGACTGAGCGACTCCTCCCAGCGGCGCGTTGTCCGCCCGGCGGTTCGCGCCGGCGCCTCGATGTTGTCGAAGGCGGCGAAGCGAAACGCCGCGCCCACCAACTTCGACGACTCGCTGGGCGGGCTGCGCCGCTCCATCGGCGTGAAGGTGAAGACGAATCGCAACAAAGCCGGCGTGCACGCCGTCGTGGGTGCACGGTTGGGGCAGGGCGAGAAGGCCGATCCGCGCGTCAAGGGCGGGGTGCGGAAGCCGTTCTACTACTCGCACCTCGTCGAGAAGGGGACGAAGCCGCACGCGGTCGGGAAACGCCAGCACCTGGGCGCGAAGCCGAAGCCGTTCCTCGAGCCTGCGCTCGAATCGAACAAGTCCGCGATCAACGCGGCGATCCGCACACGACTCGCCCAGGAGATCGAGAAGGAAGCCGCGAGGCAAGCGGCGAAGGCGGTGCGAGGTGGCGCTTGAGAACGCACTCGTGCAGCACCTCGAGGACTCGGCGGGCGTCGGCGCACTCGCCGCCGATCGCATCTACCCGCGCAAGGCCCCGCAGAAGCCGACGTTCCCATTCCTCATCTACACCGTCGACGGGAGCGCGAACCACACGTACCACCACGGCGGGCCCTCCGGCCTGGCCATGGCGACGATCGGCATCACGGCGGTCGCAACGAGCTACAAGAGCATGCACCAGCTCGCCGAGGCGGTGCGGAATCTGCTGCAAGGTCTGCACGGCACGCTCGGGAGCGGCGGCGGCGACGACGAGGAGTCGGACGTCGCCATCTTCCTGCGCAATCAACTCGACACCGACGGGAAGGTGGGCGAGGGCAGCGACCTCGTCATCTATTCGCGGACGCTGGACTTCGACGTGTGGCACCACGAGGTCGTGCCGTGATGAAGGGGCTTTGCAATGGCGACTGACGTCGGAACCGGAACGACCATCACCTTCGGCACGTCGAGCTTCGCGGCCGAAGTCCTCGACATCAACTGGGACGGCCTCGAGCGCGGCAGCATCCAGACCTCGCACCAGGGCACGACGGGCTATCACACTCACAAGCCCAAGGACCTGATCGAAGGCGGCGAGATCACGGTCGACTTCCACGTCGACGCATCGGCGACGAACCTCCAGCCGCCGATCGCCGCGGCGCCCGAGACGATCACGATCGCGCCGGGCGGCGACAACGACACTTTCGCGTTCACTGGGTTCGTGACGCGGGTGTCGCGCCTGTTCCCGTTCGAGGACAAGATGCAGGGCTCATTCACGATCAAGGTGGCCGACGACGTCACGCACTCGGTGACGTAATCAACCGGAAGGCGGGCAGCAATGAGAACGAACGCTCGAAGCGTAAGGGACGGATTTCAAGTCGACGTGACGACGCCGGTGACGGTGCCGGAGGGAACAGACCCGGTAGACATCATCGCCGAATTGTGCTTGCAGAGTGTCGGCAAGCTGGGCGTCAGCGTCTTCAAGTTTGCAGCGGCAATCGAGGCGAAGACGCGGCAGTCAGAGTCGTCGGAAGAGGGCGGCGGCTGAGACCCGCTGCACAGTTGGGAGTGCTGAATCATGACCGGCGTTTGCAGACAGGTCGCACGAACGGATCCGCAAGCCCAGGATGCGCCCCGCGCGTACTCGCGCGCCGACCTCAAGCGCTGTACGCCTGAGGTCGTCGCCCTCGAGATGCCCGACGGCGGCCTGATGCACGTGCGCGGGATCACCGGACCACAGTACGAGCGGTTGACCCGCGAGATCCAGGCGATCAAGAAGAACGCGGACGACGACCCGAACCTCGTCGATGTTCCGGGCATCGTGACGACGATCATTCTGTGGGGCGCGTGTGACGCTGACGGCGTGGCGTTCTACGACGAGGCCGACGCCGGAGACGCGGCCGAAGTGGACGCGCTCACATTCCAGGTCCGCACCGCCTTGTTGACGGCGATCCTGGAAGTGTCGGGCCTGGGCGAGGATGCGATCGAGAACGCCGCAAAAAACTGATCGCGCGGCCAGAGCGTCTCATGTGGATGCGGCTGGCCGCACTGTGGCACACGACCGTCGACGAGGCGCAGCGGCGGTGCAGCGCGAGGGATTTCACCGAGTGGCGAGCGTTCTTCGCGCTGGAGCCGTGGGGCCACGAAGGGGAGTGGCAAAGGTCGGGGGCCATTTGCGCGACGATGGCGAACGCATGGAGGGGCAGCCGGGGGCGGACGTTTGAGCCGGAGGACTTCAAGCCGAAGCTGTGCATCACGCGACGGCTCACGAAGGCGGAGCGAACGGCGAAGGCACTGGCGTTGAAGGCGGCGCTGTCTTCCGCAGGAGCACTGAAGTAGATGGCGACGACGATCTCCAAGCTGGCCGTCATCCTCACCGCGAACACGGCAGCGTACCAGTCCGGCTTGAAGACGGCGGGCGCGCAAACCGGGGTGTTCCAACAGAAGGTCGGCGCGATGGGGCTCGTGCTGAAGGGCGCGGCGATCGGCGCGGTTGCCGGCCTCGTGCTGTCGCTCCAGCGCCTGCCGTCGGCGCTCTCGCAGGCGATCGCCAAGACAGCGGAGCTGATCGACCATCAGGGAAAGATGGCCCGGCAGCTCGGCATCACGCAGGCGGCGCTCGCAGGACTGTCGCTCGCGGCGAAGCTGTCGGGCGTGCAGCAGACGACGCTTGAGAAGGCGCTGCAGAAGCTGACGCGGAACATCGCGGAAGCGTCACACGGGCTCGGTGAGGCCGAGGCCGTGTTGAAGCTAATGAACCTCGACGCGAAGGAGTTGGCCGCGCTCGCGCCGGACGAGCAACTCCTGAAGATCGCCAGCGCGCTTGGCAAGGTAGGTCGGCAGGGCGATCGGATCTTCTTCGCGTCGAAGCTGTTCGGGGAACGGGGCGTGGAACTGATCCGCCTGCTGGAAGATGGCGGAAAGCTGCTGAAGCAGTCGCGCGAGGAGACTGAGCGCTGGGGCACCGCGCTGTCTGAGGTCGAAGTTCAGGGCGTCGAGCGGATGAACGACGCGATAACACGCCTTCAGGAGCGCACGAAGGGGCTTATGACGCAACTCACGGCCGACGTGGCGCCGGTGCTCGAGGCGCTCATCAAGCAGCTGGGCGAGGCGATCGACACAGCGAATCTGCTGATCCGGAGCATGCTGGCGGCCCGTGCGTTGCCTGGATTGGGCGGACTGAGTGACTTCAACGACCTGCTTCGCACGATCAACAAGTTGCCGACCTTCACAAGGGGTGCCGGCTCCGGCTCGGGTTCCCCGCCGGGATCGCCCATCGACAATCTGATCGAGACGATTTCGAACAACGTCGCCGAGCTGCTCCGCGGTCAACGCCAGGAGGCGGCGTCGCTGTCGGCGCTCGCCGAGGGCAGCCTCCGCGGCGCGATCAACACTCCGATTCAGCGGGTGGGGCCATGACGGCTACCCGCCTGTTCGATCGCGGACGACGCCAGCGCCGGGAGTGGGGCGGCGGTCGCACGGACGTCATCCCCTACCAGGTCGACGCCATCGGCCCGGGCGCGATCGATTGGGGCGTCGACGGCCTTCCGGCGAAGGGCGAGGCGCACCCGGACGGATTGCCGATGATCGCCCGTGACTTCAACGCCAGCGAGTTCGGCGACTACGTCGGCTCCCTGGTGGAGGTCGAGTTCGCCAACGGGCAGGCGGCGTATCGCGGGTCCGCGCCGCCGATCCCGACGGGCTCGGAACACTTCTTTAACGTGAGCGCGACCGAAGTCGTATGGGACGTGCCGTACGCCGTGCTCGAAGGCGTGGCAGTCAACAACGCGGGCGATGTGAAGAAGGAAGTGTGGGGCGCCCGGCTTGATCCCTTGAGGGAGAGCCGCGCGGTGCTGCACGCCCGATGGGAAGTGCAGGGCGCTGTGGTCGACACCTGGCCGCTGTTCTTCAGGCAGCACAATCGGGTGCACCTCATCGGCGGCGAGAAGTACCTGTTCACCGGGATCAACCTGATTGCCCGTGGCGAGACCAGCTACACCGTCGATGCCATGTGGCTCTTCGACGAAGGCACACGGACCATCGCCTCCGAGCCGGGCGTCATTCTCTACCCTCGTACCGGACTCAACTACACGCCGGGGAGCAAGCTCCCGGAGCCGGGTCTCATGCGCGATCCGTTCTACACGCTCAGAGGAGCGCCGCCGCCGTCGCAATTGCCGGAGTTTCCGATCCGCGTCGTCCACCGCAGGCTCTTCGATGAGGACCTGAACGGATGGGCGGCGTTCCCGAATGTACCGGACTTCTAACCATGGCCATCGGTCGGGTCATCTGGGGAATCGTGCTGGCGCCCGATCCGCAAATCGAGGGCGACGGGGCGTGGACGTACACGGTGCTCGTCAACCTTCCCGGGCACGAGCAGCCGATCACGATCGAGGGAATCGAGCCGCACGACCGCACCTGGGACACGTCGGTCTGGGACATCGTGTCGCACGCGCCGCTGACCTCGGTGTACGGCCTCATCGACGATCACGGGCAGACGCAATGGTTCTTCAACGAAGGACGGGCCAGCGTGGAGTGCGAGGGCGCCGGGCAGCCGGCTGGGCTCGATCGCCTAGCGACCGTGCTCCGCATCGCCGCGGGCGGGGGTGCCGGCCCGGGCCTGGGCGCCGACGCCGGCGGGGGAGGCGCGTGATGGCGATCGCGACCCGCACCATCGAGGACCTCTTCTTCGACGCCGACATCGACGACAACAGCTTCATCGTCGAGCTCGGCGATTTCGACGAGGTGTCGTATGTCGCCGATCTGGTCGCGGGCACCGCGTCCACCGTCGTGATGGCCATCGAGCAGTCCGACGACCTGATCCAGTGGGACGCGCTCAATCCGGCCCTCGCCCTGGTCGTCGGCACGCCCAGCCGACTGATCACCGTCGCGTCCAAGTATCACCGCATCCACGTCACAACTCCCGAGGGCGGCACGTCCAAACTCGGCGTCAGAGCGCGCTTGCGCAAGGACACCTGATCATGGCGAATCGCACAGTCATCAACTCGGGCACGCTCGGCGCATCGGGGCACACCGCCGCCGACAACGTCTACTTCCAGGACAACAACACCCCCGTCGTCACCGACATCGACGCGTCGGGGCTCGCCGCCGGCGGCTACAACGACGTGGTGTTCGCCCTCGCGTGCAGGAGCCTCATCGGGAGCTTCTCGGCGCCCTTCAAGGCCGAGATCAGCGGGATGCTCGACTACGGGGCGGGCGGCGGCCAGTGCTACTACGACGCCGAGGGTGACGCGGACACGTGCGCCCTGATGCGCGTGCGAGGTCCGGGACGGCCTCGGATGAGCGTCGTCGGCGGCACGATCACGATCGCGGAGCTCTCGGGCGGCATCACCGACATCCTCGAGTCCGCCGCGGCGACGACGATCCGGATGATGCGCAACGCCATCCTCAATCTCCCCGACAACGGCTCGACCGATCCGACGCTCATCGACGCCGGCGGTGGTGAGGTTCACAGCGCCCGCGGGGCCACGACCATCGATCAGCGCGGCAGCGCCCTCGTCGAGATCGACGCCGGCGCGAACAACATCACGACCTGGACTGTCGGCGGCGGTCGGGCGCTCGCCAAGCTCTTCGGGACGCTCACGACCCTGAACTGGAAGCACGGCCTGTTCGACGTGCGGCAGCTCAAGGGGCCGGTCACGATCACGAATACGAACGTGTGGGTTCCCGACGTCGATCGGACGGCGCTGGACGCCTTCCTGAACCATCCCCTGATCACCTTCTCGAACGCACCCACGCTGATCGGCGAATCGGCCTGATGCCGGGCGGGCGCGATCCATTGCTCACCCGATACGACGTCGGCGACGAGCCGCCCGGCGATCGTCAGCTCGTCGCTCGGTCCGACTCGCTCGGTCGCTACCGATGGGTGGAGCGGCACCTGGACGTGTGCATCCTCGGCGGGCCCTCGTCGCTCTATCGCTGGGTGAACATGCCGGCGACCGGAACGCTGCTGTTCGGCGGTGGGCACCACATCGTGCGGGCCGACCTGACCTCCTACGAGCAGGTGCGGCTGCTGGTGAACAAGCAGGCGACTGCGGGCAACGCCGGATCAAAGCTCTCGCTCTACTACAAGACCGGCAGCTATTCGACCGTGCTGCTCAACTACGCCATCATCGGCACGAGCGCCGTCGAGGTGGCGATCGACACGACGAACGACCTCCTCAACTCCGGTTGGATCGACCTGGCGGCGGGCGCGAAGGCCGACGCGCTGCTCGCCATCATCGGCAGCGGCGGTGACGGCGCGATCGACCCCGAGTTCGGGGCGATTCACGCCCAGTTCAGATGAGCCATGGCCGCACGACTGATCAAGATCGGACGCCGGCTCGCCCGGATCGGCAAGCGCCTCATCACCGACAAGGACGGCGCGCCGTGCTGCTGCGGGTGCTTCCACGCCTACCTCGCCTGCGACGAGTCCGAGACCATCTACGTCGCCTGCGACGCGCTCTGCAAGGACGGCTCGCCACCCTCGACCGTGATTCACGAGGGCAAGTGCTACACCAAGCTCGACGACACGCCGGTCATCCCGCCGAAGGGCGCACGTGTGCTCGATGGCGTAGTCACGTGCGCCGCCGACTGCAACGACCCGCTCTGCAAACAGTGCTACGCCGAATGCCCGCCCTGTGACGGTCAGGGCATCGATGTGCCGGTGTACGTGCCCTGCAAGTTTCTCTTTCTCCTGGGGAAGAACCAGAACGAGCCGGATTGCCGGATCTTCGCCCACGGCGGCTTCTGCTACGTGCTCTCGGTGTACAACGAGATCGTGAACCACCCCGACGGTGTGCGCGTCGATCATCCCGAGCTCGGGATCTTCGAGCACTGTTGCCACTGCTTCGGGGCGACCGGGTCGAACGTGAACGAGTGCGAGACGTCCGGCAACTGCAACTTCAACGCGTTCGCATTCTTGCTCGGCCTGCCCGAAGCGACTGAGACGTGCTGCTGCGCAGACCGTCTCAAGTCGGTCTTTGCGTTCGGATACTACAATACCTATAGCGAGAACACTCGCAGCAACATCCCACCGTGCCAAGGCAAGACGCTGCTTTCATGGACGAAAGCGACCGAGACTTGGTTCGGTTCGGCGACGATAGATCAGCCGGGCATCATCACCAACATCGGAACGTTCGAACAGTACATAGAGCAGTGCGACGACGATGTGATACACAACGTCTCACCGACCGACATCGACGAGTACCTCTGCGAGACGCCGGACGTTTGTTGTCCGGACGCCAAGTGCATCACCCACGTGCTCGGCAACCCCTTCACCGACGACATCAATCCGTTTCAAGTCTACCCGCCGGAACCGCTCAACTGCACCTTCATTCACGTCTACAGTCCAGTGTTCATTGGGCGGTGCAGCTTCCAGTTGTCGAGTCTGGTGTTTCGGTGCAGGCGACCGAATCCGTTCGGTGTGGGCGGCGACTACCTGGATGAGCAGCGCCAGATCCTCGTCGTGATGTTCGGCAATGACGAAGTATGCAGCGCCCTCGGCGGCTGCGCCGATGAGCCGAAGGGTGGAGGCGGGGGTGGCGCGAACGAACCGCCGAACGCCCGGCAAATCCTTGACGCGATCTTCGGTGGTGGCGGATGAGCTGTCCAGAGTGCTTCAACAACGATGCACCCGGCGCTTTGAACGAGGCGGTCGACAACTACGTCGTCAATGTCGTGATGTGCTTGAGGTGCCGGCACGGAGGGACGAGTGGGCGGTGTCGTCGGACGGATCGCCCGGTCGCCGAGATCACGATCATGGGCGAGTGCCCGAAGCGCCGGCACGCGAAGCCGGGCGCGAGGCCGATCGTTCGATGGATGCTGCTGCGCTGGTACGGTGTGCCGAAGCCGCTTCGACTGGGATTACCTGAGCGATACAAGTTGACCGGCTGCGGGTGCGTCGTCGTGCTCAAAGACGTCTGGACTTGGATCACATCGACATTCGGCGTCGTCATGACGCCGGCGAGGAAGGCATGATGCCACCGCCGACACAAACGACGCGCGTCGCACTCCTCGAGGAGCGGTCGGAGCGAATCGAGGCGAAGCTCGACGTGTGCAGCGAGATCCTCAACGGCAATGGCAGCCCGTCCAAGGGTTTGGTCAGCAAGGTCACCCGCCTCGACATGAGGATGGGAGAGATGCAACGGACCCAGGAATCAGCGAACCGGCGCTTGGGATGGCTCGTCGGCATTGCCGGTTCGCTGCTCGTCGGCCTCGTGCTGCACGCGGTTGGCCTGGTCGCCGGGCTGTTTTAGATCGTCGGAGACGAAGATCCAGACGACGATTGCAAGGGTGAGCGCTTGAACGAGTTCGTCAACAGCCCTTTGAGACTTCACTGCGCTGATCATACCGCACCTCCGTCGTCGGCAAACGCGGACACGAGCTTCAGGACGAGTCTCTGCTGATCGCGACCGAGCACGTGCCAAAGGCGCGTGATGGCCTCGAGGTCCCGATCCTCATCGCGTAGTCGCGCGCCCGCATGCTCGTACGCGGCACGTTGAGCGGGCGTCATCGTTCGGGCCAAAGTCTCGGGCAGCTTCACGGTCATCGTCTCCTCGCCACCACTCGCACTCGCGCGAGCCGGTTGAGGTGCGTTCCTAATCGCTCAATGTCGTAGATCATGCGCTGTGCACCCCGCAAGTCGCCGCGCCGGAGAAGCACGATGAGCCGCTTGCGCCGGCGTTGCAGGATATCGCGCATTTCGTCGACTGTGACGACTTCGCTCATGTGGTCAGCCTCCAGACGCCTCGTCTCGGTGGCGGTGGCTCAAACCACCTCCGAAGTGCATTGATCAAATATCGATCGACGTCTTGTACGCGTCGCATTTCAACCATATCGATTGCGGCCATCACAGCGCCTTCGGCGAAGCTCCCGATGATCGACGTCCAAGCATCGAAGCTGACGCCGATTTCCTTCGCAACGCGACGGAGTGCGGGGCATTCCTTCGCGGGTGCTGCGCGCATCTCGTGCGGGGTTGGCGGCGGCGCCAAAACCGAGAAAATGCTCGATCGCCCGGTGCGCACCCACGTCACCAGTCCGGCGCGCCGGAGCGCAGACAACGCATACCGCACGGCTCGCGGGCATGCGCGCAGGTGCGACGCGAGCGTGCTCACCCGCATGCGCAGCTCACCCGTGCGGGTGTTTGTGGCGCGCGCCAGCCACAGCATCGCCGCAGCCGCGAGAGGCGGCAGTCCCGAGATATCCTGGACCGTCGCCCCCAAAAACGTGAAGCGCCGCGTGTATCGGACATGGACGCGATGTCCGCGCCCGTCGGGCGCGGACTCGTCGACGACGCCGGCATCGACCAGCTCTCGGAGCGCCCGCCGCGCCGTCGACTCGCTCGCGCATGTGAGGCGCGCGATCTCGCCGAGCGGGGCGTGCAGTCGGCCGCGCCGGTCGGCGGCGGCCGCGACGACGATGAGGGCGTGGACGGCCCGCGGGCTCATGGCCCTGAGGGTGGCGGGGTCGATCCAGGGGACGCGAATGCGGGGTGTCGTCATGCCGGTGTAGACGCGGCCAGGCGTGCCCAAACGGCCTCTTCGAGCCTCAAAAACACAAGGGGAAGATGATCGTGCGCAAGTCGCTTGTGGGCATGGCGTTACGGCGTCGCGGATCGAGAAATATGCCCGGATGTCCCGGAGAGAAGGTGTCTTGACCGTCAGATCAGGGGAACACTGACGCGAAGCTCTCGACGACCTCTCGAACGCTGTTGCATATCTCCGTCAGCGTCTTGACGACCGGGAGGTCCTTCACAACGTCACACCCGTCGCCGAACTTCATCTTCGGTGTGACGTGGATGTTCATTTGCACCTGACTTGGATCGCTTGTGCCATGCTCAGCGACCGTCGCACCATCAACGTACGGGATGCCAGTGTGCAACCTCATTGGGGTGTCGTAGATGACGGCACGGGATCGAGCAGTCTCAACTACGCGTCCGCCGGCCAGTTGTCCGAGCGTCTTTGCGGCGAACGCGGCAATGACAACAACCAGACGATGCTTATCAGCGTTATTCAAGCACGCAAGTCGCCAGAGTGGGTTCTCTTCGCCGCCGTTCCCAGGTTGGAAGGGTTGCTGGGGCTCGATCATCGCAAGGTACTTGGTGCCGATGTCCTTGAAGAATGGGCCATTGGGATTGTACTTTGCTCGCTCATGTCGATTGACTACGGTCGGTGGCACGACGTCATTCGGGCCAAAGAGCCTGATCGGAAACATGACGTTGTCGGAGACGGCCTCGAAGTGTTTGGTGCCGCCAGAGTCAACGTGATTCTTGAAAGCGAGCTGTGCGGCCAGACCATCAAGAGCCGATCGCAATCCATGCGCAACGAACCCCGCGAAGATTCCGAAATCGAGGGGGATGTCAGGCACGTCCCGAAGCACCGAGTCGAACTTTCCGGTCTCCTCATTCTTCTCGAGGACAACACGGTGAGGGTGTCGTTGACAGTACGCCTCAAAGCCAGCATTGAGCGCCTGGATCTGATCGTGTGCGATTCGAATCCTGAGGCGAGGACCGTCCATCGCGTGCATTGGATCGCCTACTACTCCGAGCAGTAATATGTTGACATATCATAAGTGTGTTGTATAATGCCGCATGCTCAAGCACGATGCACGGAAGCTGACGCCCGAGGCGCAGGAAGATCTGCG